AGTGCCTTTACCAAAGATGATCTATTACATACTATCAAGAATCATACCAAAGCACCGTTGTTTTACGTGTCTGGTTATGACGGTATGAGAGAGTATTGTTCATCGAGGGTTAATTTGGATAGGATTGCGGGGTTCATAAGGGATAATGGGATTATAAAGAATGAGAAGGAATTTGATATTATATTTGTCTGTTTCAATCCTACTTTAAAACGATATTATTTGGAAAGTTCATTATCAAAAGAGTACATTTATATTTACAACAACTCTCGTAACAATCTTCAAAATATAGGAAGATTCTTGAAGAAGACGTGTTCATTGGATGACGTTCAAGAGTGTGCTATCTGTTTCGATAAAATTCGTAATGATCTTTCCAGTCCTCTCTTCAATGCTCTTACCTACACGTGCGAACGTTGTTTCAATACAATATGTATTTCATGTTACATTAAGATGCAAGAAGAGTCTAAGTATACTTGTTGTTTCTGTAAGATGGAAAACACCGTCGCAAAAAATGTTGAAGTTGTTTCAAGTTTGAATAAATACTTCTATGTTGATAGAGAAGTGTATAACCGAGTCATTATGAAAGTCGATGACCTTAGCAAAAATAACGTTTGTGAAACCGATCTAAAACAAGAAATAAGTATTAATTTTAAAATGATTTAAAGAAAATTTATTCAAGTTCTTTTTCTAGGAATTGAATCATTGATTCAATTTTTTCGATTTCTGTATTATTATCAAACATTTTACCGAAGTATTCTTTTAATCCATCTTCGTGGATATAACTCATATCAATTGATGTTTCTAAGCAATCAATGTACTCTCGTTGTCTTAGAACCATCTTCTGTTTTGTCTTTTTGAGTTTTATTAATTTTTTTCTATCAATATCTTTTTGACAATCTTTGTGTGCAATTGGCACGAACTTCGAAAGTAAAATTACTCTCAACATTTATATAATCATCTCTCTTTTTACTTAAGTCATATTATTGTATAATCTCTATGCTATCATTTGGATGAATAACAACTTGTTGTATAGTGTAGAGATTGCATTGTATCTTTTTATCATCACGTTTCTTGTTTCGTCGTAAACAATAAAATTTGTTACATAACGAAAAAATAAACATAACGAACAACAATAGAAAGATAAATATAAAGAAATATATATAATTAGATAAATCATACTTAATAATATCTTTACAATCTATTTCTTCATTTGTTGTCTTTTCATAACATTGATACTTATCCATATTTTATACAACAAACATTATCGTTAAACCAATGATTCTTGTTTTTGAATTTTTTTATTAATATTATCGATGTCTTTTATCATCTTTTTTACATTACCATAATAATAATTCGCACCAATGTCTAATCTTGGTATATAACGATCATTAAATATGTATCTTATTGCGTCTATCGTGTTGTCGTTACAACAAACAGCATATACTATATTCTTATCAATCATTTTTTTCTTGGAAAACGGTTTACAATATACTTGAATTATCTTGTAAATCGGTAAATTCATACTCTTCGAGTATTTATCTTGCATCAATACTAATTGTTAATACATTGTTATTATATCAAATACTCAAATTTTTTAAATCCTTTAACATCACATTAGTTGCTATATAGTTCTTAATCTTTTCATTGATCTTCCTTCTGTTTATAGGTATCTTCAATTCTTTAATCGAATGAACCAGTAAAACAAATATTATCGCATCCAAATTCTTTAATTTACCAATCTCTTTGTTCTTTTTCATGATACTTAACATCTTGTTTCGTATTACTTTTTCTACATTTTTGTGTATATCGAACATTTTCAAACAATTATCTAGAGTACTATTTAATTTCATTTTAATATCCAATAGTTCTGGAACTTCAATTTTTGACGTATCCATTATATATACTGATTTAAACTTCTATTTTTTTAATGTTACTTTTTTTCGATTATGTAATTGTATTGTTTTATTACATTGAAACACCATATTCGAGGTCAAAAAGATTAATGAATACACACCGAACAAGAACAATCCCAATATCATCCATTTTTGATATGTTAGTTTATCAACTGTATCTTTGTGTTCAAAATATTGTATCGACAATCCCAATCTGTAGTATCCGTACCATATGGTTTCGACAATACTCATTATTGCAATTATATACTTATCTTTGGTAAGTTTTGTTGTATAATAATAGATATATAATGGTATGTTTGATAACTCTACCATTTTATACATTATCGTCAACAGTTCTCTTTGTTCTGTGTACATATTGAGTGATATCAAATATATTGAGACGATATGATGGAACAAGTAAAACATTTGTTCTTTTCTGTTATAGTAGTTGGTATGAACGATATACATAGTATCGTTTGTGTAATAGGCGATTGAGTTAATAAACGCATACTCGTTGTAATTGTTGTGAGAGAGATATATTGATACACACGTATGGAGTAGTGCTGAACACGTTAAATGTTTACGTGGTAGAACATATGAAATTGACTTTATATATACGATCCAAAACCACAGACAACTTATATAAAGAGATAACATTTTAAGTATTCATATAATTATCTCTTTATAGACTTAAATTGATTTTCCGTGTTCTTTTTTCTGTATTCAATAAAAATTGATGTATGTGTTGATGGAGCAATTTTAACAGAATATATAAGCTGTTATCATTTTACCATCAATGCATTCTCCAACTGATCCCGATCCGTTAAGAGTGATACCAAAACTTGGTTCTTATCACACGTTCACTCTTCCCGAGAATGAAGTGGAGTGTTCTTGTATTACAAAGAACAATGAAAACTGTTGCAATACACACAAGTTTCTCTATGTATTCTTTACAAAAAACAAACTGGTTAAGTGTTGTGGTATAAAAGCACACAAAAAGAAAATTTACAACACAATGATTAAGGATAAAGACGTAAAGTACAATCTGTACAAGATTAAAAATTTTAATTATCATATTGCACCTGAACACTCAATATCATCTGAATATTCTTGTATCGGTGTTAATGTTGATGCTACGTTTCATTATAACAACCCTCTTGTTCAATTGTCAAAGTCTGTAAACGAAATAAAGACTAGTCTAAAAGAAAAAATAGATGATAACAACAAAACTATATCGACCCTAAAAGACGATATATCGTCTTTACGTTCTGCAATATCAACAATGTCTTGTGAGATATACCGTAGACGTATGGAATCTGCTGAACTTGAAAGAGCAATAGACTTTACAAACCATAATACTGTATACAAACCATCAAACATAAAATGTAAAGAAAAAGAAGAGTCTTGTAGTATATGTTGCAACATAATGGGCCCCAAAGATGCGTCTCATCTCTACGAATGCTCTCACGTCTTCCACAACGAATGTATCAAAAAATGGTTTAAAGGAAAAAACAAACTAACTTGTCCAATGTGTAGAGCCGATTGTAATGTGGACAATTATTTTACACTTGATACACGGTAGTCACAATTGTCAATATCTTGCTTACATTCTTTATATATACCATCTAGTAATAACATAATCATTTCTTTTTTTCTTCTTTTCATTTCTTCATCGTCATCGGGTTCGTTAAGTTCAATTCCCATACGTTGTATTTCGAGACACTTCCAACCGTACCACATCATTTTGTGTGCAAAAGAACGTAGTGGATACATCAACATTCTAAACTCTCTATTACGTTCTGTATTTTCATATTCGTTCTTGAGATCACGGAAGTACTTGTCGTGATATTTCTCCATTTTTTTCAAGATGTCATCATATACATCATCAAATACACGTGTATGCCATTCTCCGTTTTTCATAATCGATACCAATTTGTCATTACGTCTCTCTTTCTTTATCGTTTGATTCTGTGGATACTTATCATTGAAATAAATCTCTTTGATTGATTGTGGTATTGCATATTTACCTAATTCTATATGTTTCTTCATAATGTCTATATAGTCTTCTTTTTCTTGTAGATCTCTCAAACTCTCTTTACCAAAATCGTATCTTATATTGTTCGTTATATTATTCACAATATTATTTGTATTATTACTATTGTTAGTATTGTTAATATGATTAGTATTATTTGTTGTATTATTATTTATAGTTATGTTTGATGATGGATCTTTACGTTCGCATTTAACATTCTTCATATGTTGACACTTACCAAATCTTGAATTGAAAAATTTTAAACATCTTTTACATTGTAACGGATCTAGTCCGTCACATTTCTTCATATGATTCTTTAGATGATCACTTCTTGAAAAGTACTTCATGCACTTTTTGCATTGTAAATTATCTTTATTTTGTGTTGTATCGTCTATAACATCAATATCTGCGGTATCAGCATTGACATTTTCTCCTACAACATCAACATCTGCGGTATCTTTAGAATTATCAACATCTTCTTTTGTATTTCTGTAACAAGGAGTTTTACGTCGCATATGTCTTAAAAGATCGCTTCTATTCTTTGTAGCATAATCACATTTATCACATTTGTACATCATTTTATGATATATTATTAATATATATTTAAATGCATTTAAACACCACTACGTATGTTGATGTTGATGTTGATGAGGAGGAAAAAAATTCCAAAGATTATATAAATTTGGATATAGAATTGCTTTTTCATTTTTCCAAAGATTTTTTTATAAAAATTCTCTAAATTCCAAACAGTAATTTATTGTATACTTCTTTCTGTTTCTCAAAGTCAATGTGATCCCACAAATTCACTAAAAACTCCTCGTGATACGTTGTGTTACAATGACCTTTCGTATGTAACATATATACTATATCTTCGTTATCTAACAGGTATTGGGATATGTAATGATTAAATGGGTTGTTGTCGTTAAGAATGAGTGCGATGTCGTTGTCTAGATAATTAAGGAAGTTTTTTTCGCCGTATTGGAGTGCGTACATATTCAACACGTGTCTAAAATCCATTCTCTATAATTCAATTTAAGATTACAATTTTTATATAATTTTTATATAATTTTTAGGTAACGAAAGAGTATGAGATGTTGTGAAGTGACTCCATTAATAGATTACGATGAATGTGTCATTTGTTTAGAACCTATCGTTCCAAACTCCGTTTATACGTTCGATTGTTCCCATCAACTTCATTTTGCTTGTTTCCATCAATACTTTTACTACAATTACGATATGGATAAAAATTATATATGTTGTCCTGTTTGTCAGAAAAATGTCAAAGTCCCATTCCGGATTCGAAGAAAAAATAAGTTGAAGAAAATCTTAAGAAATTTATCTAATTGTTTGTCTTTTGTTTGTTCTACTACCGGAAATTAATGTACTTGTAACCTAATGTCTTCAAATGAAATATCTTTGTTTTCTTATCCATCAACATAACACATTTATAGTCAAAGTTGAGTCTCAATAGTTCGTTATTCAATAGATGAATGGGAGTCTCTTCGAGCAAATAAAATTTGAACATCTTTATATTTACTTTTATATAATTATGAAGTAACAACAATATTCGTAACGATTATTACGACACTTGGAACGGAGTTTCAATACACATACTCTTTAATAATCAATTATACAGGAAATAAACAGACAAATCATTGATAAATTACAGAAAAACGCCGATAAACAATCGATTAAATTGGACGAGTGGTTGAGTAAGTTGAAGTTTGAAATAATGAATTACGAGGGAGTATTAAACCAATATTACATTGCTTGGGATCAATATAACAATGACCAAAAAGAACTTATGAATTACACCGGTTCAAACAAAAATGTTCTTTTCGAATTATACAAAAAAGCATCTTTCTCTACATACAAAATTGAAATATTAATCGATTTAATCTCGAAACTTAAAATACCCGATAACGTTTATCTAACATAACACAACGTAATACGGTACCAACACTATCCCAGATAACTTATTCGAATCTACCTCCCATTCTTCCTTTTTACAAACCTTTAAATAAGTTTGAGTTAAAACGGATACGACGAGAGTGTCGACAAGGTAACATACGTAGTATTCTGTTCCGGTCATATTCAAGAGACTGAACACGACCATATTGACGAACAACTCAAACCAAAAATGTTTGTATGTGAGTTCTTCTTCGGTTTTCAAGAAATATCTGTACATCAGCACCTTGATCATTTTTTGAACATACATTGTAAGATGTAATTCGTAATTTAATTCGTTCATTATATTACCTCCTTGTTGTCCATCTGGTTGTTTTTCTCCTTCTTGTTTTTTTTCTGGTTTTGCTGCTGGTTTTGCTGCTACTAGGTTTGCTGTTTCTGCTGATGCTGGTTGTGTTGCTTCATTTGCTCCATTTGCTCCATTTGCTCCATTTGCTCCATTTGCTCCATTTGCTCC